GAAGTCCGCGAATGGCTGTTCGTCTCGCTGCCCATCTTTGAATTCGACGGCAGTGATGTGACCGGTTCAAAGCACTACAAGCCCGGCGAGCATTTATGGTACTTCTCGTCCACCGGCTTCATCAACTGGTGCGCCGAGCAGGGCTTCGAATGCGTAGAGATGAACCGCGTAGAGAGCGACCTTGGCCGGGAAGGCATCATGTCGTTTGCGTTTAAGCGGGTTGCGGGCTAAGATTGTGTTTCGGATGGATGCACAGGCTGATGTGACGCAAGGGTTAAGACCGTACTACCACCCTGCAGATTTACGACTTGCCGGTCGGATCGTAAAAAGCCGGAGATCAGCACCGGCCATCCGAAAACACTGAGAAGCCTCTGCGTAGCAAGCTCAAATGCTCAGACCAAAACCCGCTTCGGCGGGTTTTCTTTTGCGGTATACTCAGCCCATCTCGCGAGGGTTCGACCATGGCTGATTACATCACGTACAAGCTGAAAGGCGCTGACGAGCTTTCTAGGGTTTTCCGCACCCTGCCGCAAGAGCTGCAGCGCCAGGTCGTGATTCCGGCTGCGAAAGACGCGATGGATCTAGTCCTCGTCGACGCGAAGGACCGGGCGTCGCGCATCGACGACCCCGCCACGCCGAACAACATCGCGCTAAACATCGCCATGGTAGAAGACACGAAGTTCTTCAACGAGACCGGCGCGACCAAGATCTCCGTGGGTGTGCGCAAGACGAAACGAGGGCAGCGCGGCGGCAACACCTTCTACTGGTGGTGGGTCGAGCTGGGTACCGCTCGCAGTCGCGCACAGCCTTTCATGCGCAACGCGCTCGCGCAGAACCGGCAGGCAGTCTTCCAGGAATTCTTGTCCAGCGCGAAGTTCCAACTGATTAAACTAGGGCTAAACTAGGGCTGAACTGATGGACGTACCCTTCTACATCGTGTGCAAAGCCGACCCGACCGTGCAAGCGTTGCTCGGTGGCCCGGAGCCTCGCATCTATCCTTTTGGCGAAGCGCCACAAGACGTAGCTAAGCCCTACGCTGTCTATCAGTGGATCGGCGGCGACCCGTTCAACATGCTGAACTGCCGCCCGGATGCCGATCGTTCCAGCCTACAGGTGGACGTATACGGCCTGACGACCAAATCCAGTACCGACGCGGCGAAAGCTATACGCTACGCTGTGGAGACCGATTGCTACATTACTGGCTATCGGGGTAACATGCGTGACGAAGAAACCAAGCTGTACCGAACCAGTTTCGATTTGGACTGGCTTGTCAACCGAACTTAAGAGGCTTCACTAATGACCATCAAGTCGCAAGGTACGGACCTGTTTGCGATCGATCCTGCCGACGGCAGCTTGATCGACGTAGGTTGCATTACCTCCCTGGACGGTATCGACACCGCTATCGACCAGATCGAAACCACCTGTCTGAACGATCTGACTCGTACTTACGAGGCCGGTCTCGCTACTCCAGGCGCAGCTACCTTCGGCCTGCAGTTCGACCCGTCCGACCCCGCGCATATCCGTCTGCACCAACTGAAAACCGCCGGCACCACTCTGCAGTGGGCGGTTGGCTTCTCTGACGGCACCGCATCGCCGACCGTTGGCACCGACAGTTCGGGCGACGATGAATTCGTTCTGCCGCCAACTCGCAGTTGGATCACCTTCGAAGGCTACATGAACAGCTATCCGTTCACCTTCGGCCTTAACACCATGGTCACCTCGACCGTGGGCATCCAGGTATCGGGTGAACCGATCGTCGTCCCTAAATCGTCGAGCTAACCCATGACTGATCTCCTTAACCTGAAAGAAATGGCGGCAAAGGGGGCTTTCGTTAACGAGCCCCTCGTCAAGCGAGAGATCTCATGGCACAACATCGAAGGCGAAGAGTTACACGCCTACGTGTATGTAAAGCGTGCTAGTTACCACACGATAACAAACACTTGGCGTGCTGCCGAAGGTCATCAAGAGCACCTGGCCGCGCGTATCGCTACCATGGTTTGTAACGAGCAAGGTGTCCCGCTGTTCAACGCTGGCGATGTCTTGGGCACTTCCACCAAGGGCCAAGGTGCTATGTGCGATACGTTGTTTCTCGCACTGATCACTGCGGTAAACGAAGTCAACTCGGGAAAGCCGAAGCCCCCGACGACCTCTGGTTCGAACTAGTGATGAATGGGATCGGCGGTCGAACGATCGCCGAAGCCCAACAGAACATGTCGATGATCGAGGCGCGCCAATGGGCGGATTACATCCGGCGCCGCGGGGGCTTGAATATCGCCGAACGGGTAGAGCAAGCCGCCGCTTTGATTTGCTCCACCGGCGCCCGGCTGATGGGCAACAAGAACACGAAAATTTCTGATTTCATTCCTAACCGTACTGCAGGCGAAGACGACGAATTGCGGTATGCTACGCCTCAAGATTTCCTGAAGGTGTTGCAGGGCTCCAAGCGATCTCTAGACGTCTTCAAAGCCCAACGATAGGGGAGCGTGATTTGAATACCGGCATCTACCAGATCACGAACCTACAGAACGGCAAGTGCTACGTCGGAAGCGCTGTCAGCTTCACCAAGCGATGGAAAGAACATGTTCGCCAGCTATCGAACGGCGAACATCATTCTACGGTTATGCAGCGCGCTTGGAACAAGTACGGCGAAGCCGCCTTCCAGTTCAAAAAACTGCTCGTATGCGCTAAGGCCGATCTGATCTGGTACGAGCAACGCGCTATCGACGTTCTGAAACCCGCGTACAACATCTGCAAGGTTGCCGGCTCTGTTCTTGGGTACCGGCACACATACGAAGCCAAAACGGCAGCAGCCGAACGTGCCCGCGGAAATACGCATCGTCGAGGCCGCACAGAACCTAAGGAGGTTTGCGAACGAATTAGCGCCGGGCGTAAGGGTAAAGGGGTCGGGCGAGTCCTATCGGCAGAGACCAAAGCGAAGATCGCTGCAGCACATCGCGGTCGTACTATCTCCGAGGAACGTAAGCAGCATCTGCGGGAACTAAACACCGGTAAGAAACAATCGGCCGAAACGATAGAAAAGCGTATGCAAAAACTCCGGGGTCGGAAACGCCCGCAAGAGGCTATCGAGAAAACCAGAGCAGCGCTGATCGGAAGGAAGCACACTGATGAATTCAAACTCGCCAGTAGCATGTCCAGAGGGCAGTTCTCCCGCGAACAAATCCTAGATATCCGCAGCAGGGTAGCCAATGGCGAACGTCAGTCCCACCTAGCAGAAGAGTTCGGTGTTAGTCAAACCTTGATCTCTCAAATCGTTAGCTTTAAACGCTATAAGATGGTGGTTTGATATGAGTGTTTCTTCACTGGGACAGCTCACGGTTGACCTCGTCGCGAATACCGCAGGCTTCGAGCGCGGTATGGATCAAGCCGAACGCGCTTTGGCCTCCGCTACCAAAGAGGCCAAGCGCCAAGGCGATGCCCTTGATCGTTTGATCGGCCAAATCGACCCGACCGTCGCAGCGTATTCCCGCCTGGACAAAATGGAGCAGCAACTTGCTGCCCACCGCAAAGCCAATCGCCTGGACGAATCGGACTACAAAGTCTACAAGGGCCAGATCGACGCCGCCCGGGCTGCGTTAGGTCAAGCGGATATCGCGCTTTCCAAAACGGGCATGACGGCCAAGCAAACGGCGGCAGCATTGCGCGGTGTGCCGGCGCAGTTTACCGACATCGCCGTATCGCTCCAAGCCGGCCAGAACCCCCTAACCGTATTCCTGCAACAAGGTGGGCAGCTCAAGGACATGTTCGGGGGCGTCGGCCCAGCGGCTAAAGCCTTGGGCGGATATATCGTAGGCTTGGTGAACCCCCTTACCGTAGCGGCCGCCGCAGTCGCCGCTTTGGCCCTGGCCTACAAGCAAGGCAGCGATGAAGCTACGGCGTTCACTACTGCGCTAACACTGAGCGGCAACGCTGCTGGAGTAACTTCCGGCCAACTCGCGGATACCGCGGAGAGTGTCGGGGAAGTCGTTGGCACCGTTGGTAAAGCTGCTTCGGTCTTGGCGCAGCTCGCGTCGTCCAGTCGTATCCCGGCGGCATCGTTCGACACCATCGCGATCGCCGCTATCAAAATGGAGGAGGCTACTGGCAAAGCAGCCGAAGAGACCGTCAAGGACTTCGAGAAGCTCGCGAAAGACCCTGTGAAGGCGATTCGCGAGTTAAACGACTCGATGAATTTCCTGACCGCTTCGACCTACGCACAGATCGAAGCCTTGCAGCGCCAAGGCGATGCGCAAGGCGCCGCCAACCTGGCCGAACAGGCGTACGCGGAAGCGGTCACCAGCCGCGCGAACAAGATCACCAGCGACCTCGGGTACGTTGAGGGGGCATGGAAGATCGTCAAGGATGCGGCAAAAGGCGCATGGGACGCCATGCTCGACATCGGTCGAGAGGGTACGCTCGAAAGCAAGCTGAAAACCCTGAATCAGCGCCTGGCCGATATCCAGAACGCCGACCGGCTGAACTCAACGGATGGTATCGGCAACTTAGCGCCGGCCGATGATTTCCGCCGCGAGCAAACGGAGAAGGAGATCACCGATCTTCTCGTCCAGCAGGAGGAAAGCCGGAAGCGCGCCGCCGCTACTGCGAAGACCGCCGCCGAAGACCGCGCCGGCATCGCTGCCGTAGAGGCATTGAACAGAGGTCTGGAGCAAAGCGAATCCAAATC